CAATGCCGTCTTACCAGCACCAGTCGTGGAAGTACTGTCAAGGATGAAGACGTGTTCAAGCCTACTCGTCGAACCTGCCTTTACTGTTAGTTTAGCCACTTATACCTCCACTCATTCCCGGATGAACAACCATTCCGCTAGCAGATGCTGTTGCCGCACTTATGATTAACTTCCATGCTGGAACAATTGTATCGGTATCTGTCCATGCACCAGCATTTGTCCGCTCAGTTCTCATGTATGTGCCAGCACCAACAAACGACCTAACAACAGTATTATTAGGAAATGACACCTGTAACACAGTGCTAAATCCTAGTGATGCATGAGTTGCTTCAATAGTAATCCTATATGTACTGCCCGGTGTCAAACTTGCTAATGTCGTTGTGTCAAACATCAATGTTCGTAGAAGCGCACCAGCGTTACCAGCATATAGTTCTGTTGCTGTAAATGACTTACTTTGCAGTAACGTATCTACGCTGTTATATAACTTTAATGTTGCTGTAGCGGCACTATTTGTAACGCCTAAAATGCCTTGTATGCCTAAGATGTTAAAGTTGGTAGTCCACGATGATTCAAGGCTAAACTTAACACCTATCTCATCTGGTGTACCACCACTATTGTAAGAGGTTTGGTTACCGGGTGTACCCTGTGGATTGCCATATGTTGCAGTTGCGGATTCGCAATAAATATTGGGATGTGATTGTGCGCCGTTATTGTTATTAGCCGCACCGCTAATAACCGACTTCATTGTAGGGAATGCAGTTACATATTGTCCTGTACCAGAAAACAATGTTACAAATTGCAAGTTGTTTGATGCGTCCCACGTTCCAGATTGTGCGTACATAACAATGGCATACAGTTGCCCTCTGGTTACTGATGCAGTTCCATTTGCAGTGATAGATAAGTTGATACCAGAGAAATTCGGGAAATTAGTTGAATTGGCGGTGTACTCTGTATACCCAAGCCACGTCCCACTTGGGTCACCGCTAGTGTTTACTGACTGAATACCGACACGACAGGTTCCCGGCGTAGCATTAGTGCCTCTAAAATCAAAGTTAAAACCAACCTTTGTAATTGTGGCATCTTCTTCTGCTTGCCTAATACACGCTACATAATCACCAATAGCCTTTATTTGCCTATGACCTGCATTACTAGTCGAAGTTGGCTGTGGCAAAAACCAAGGATGGATTAAATCTACTCTAGCCAATTTTTTCTATCCATGCCCCATTAATAGGCAGATACTCACCTTTGCTGATTATGTAGCGTGTAGGTGCATCGGTATCAAATACTGCTTCACAACCAACTGTTGCAGTAACAAGATATTCCTGCACTAGCAATGAACGCATAAGAGCCGTTGGGTAATTTGTCTGGCATTGATATATTTCGTCATGCCATTGCTGATTGGTAAGCGTAATGACTTGACCATTGTTAAACTCAATAGCCAGTGCTCCATCTTCAGTAGTTGTTGCGACTGTAATCTGTAATGTGCTTCGCATTATTCACTTACCTTTTTGTTATTAAGTTTTGCAATGCCAGTTCTTTCAAGAATGAGTTCAACACCCTTGAGTCCAAGCACCCCTAATAGGAATGCAAATCCAAGCATATACTTTGCGTCTTTGACGTGAAGCATATCGGCAACAATAGGTGTCAGGTATGTAGCAGATGCAGTACCGGCGATAACTGAGGCTAATGATGAGCCAAGATTCTTATCCGAATCTTTACTTACCATAATCAATGAACCAACAAATCCAGCAATTGCTTGCCCAATATTGATTCCAAGTTCGTCGGCTTTCATCTTATACTTCCCTCGTCGCTGAACTAACTGTCACGTACCGCTCAGGCTCCCTTTGTGACTGAGCAAGTTCATTAGTTACTTGCCTCTTAACTGACCCAATTGAGAATATAGGAGTATCAGAATCTTGTCTCATAAAAAAGGCTATAAGGGCAGTCACCATCGCTGGGATACCAGCACGAAAACCTTCAATTGATGACAAGGTAAGTGACTTCATTATCGAACCAAAGGTCGCTGAGTCAGCGATGTGCTGGGCTTTCCACGCCGCATCGAACTCTGGGGCGGCACTAGCCATGAATGCACCGAGTGCAACAAACATTAATCTTCCGTATGCTACGTCTTTCATAATTGGTCACCGTCCTCATCACTCATGATGTCGCAACTCAGGCTCAGGAGCAACGCATTATCACGACCATTGTCAACGGATTCGACTGAAAAGACACGCCCTTCAATCAGTCCACTTGTCACACGGACTCTGTCTCGTGGAAGTACGTCGGTATCAAGTGGTACACGTATTGTCCAATTGGAACGGGCTTGCATAACGCCACCCTGAACAGACTCACTACCAGATGATTGATTGATGCGACATTTACAGTATGACGAGATGCGCCACTCAGTAAGAATCCCACCAACACCATCTGAAAGAGGTGAATTACGGAGGATATCAGCGGTGGTAGGCAATGCTCGACGTGCCATCTCAGCACGGATAGGTGTTAGGTGGTCTTCAGGATACATGGCATCAGACTATCTCCATCGGTCTATATCGGCTTGCCGCCTTCATGCACTGGTCATACAACTGACTCATACGCACATTCACGCTACCGTCTGATGCATCCGTCAACTCAACACACCGCTCAGCCTTCATAAGCCAACCACGCCAAGCGGCTCGCTTGATGTCATACAGTTCTTTGTATGTCGGCCCTACGTCGAGGAATTCAACCCCATTGTCGGTTGTAAGGCTATCCCTACCAGCAGTGTTCCAGTCTGGTTCTGTAGCACTGGTAGTACCGGCAACGGTCACCCGATACAGGCGACCATTGAATGTAGCGGGGAATATGAAATCCCCAATGGTATAAGCCGTACTGGCTTCCCACAGTAAACCCCGCTGTGACTCATCAACGACCGCAAGGATGTCGTCCGTAGACAACTGTGGCTGTCTGTCAGACGCACACATACGTGCGACTTCAAGGGCGACTTCCTCACGAGTTTTCATTAGGTTACCAACACCTCTCCACCGTTTGCTCCACGCAATGTAGGAGTAGATGGGACTTCTTTGGAACGGGACAAGATGGCGAACGCTGTTACGAATCCACCAGTAGCACCCGAGCCTATCGTAAGTACGAGGTCGAGGTAACGCTTGCGTTTTCGCATATCAATATGGAACACGAAGAACTTGTTGTCATCAGTAGCGGTAGGGCTAAGCGAAGCAGGCCCGTTAGCACCAGTGATGTCAATGAAGCCAGAACCAGATACGTCTGATTCTTGAATCTTACAGGAGGTTACTGCTACGTCAGTTGCACCAAGGTAAACATAGATTGATGCCCATTCATACTTCACACCATTCTGAACTGAGTCAACCTCAGCAGTTGTAAATGATGCGTTGTTAATGATGGCGGCAGGTGGGGTGATGCCCAGAATCTTTTGGTCGAGGGAGTAAATCATTGGTGTTACCAGAATAGCCCTCTCACTAGGAGAGGGCTATTCAATAGGAACTAGATAACCAGTTCTGTACCAGTTACGCCACGAGTAGCGGCGGTAAATGGTGCTTCCTTCATACGGTCAAGGACTGCAAATGCACAACCAAGGGTTGCGGCGGTAGCAGTACAAGTGACCTTGAGGTAACGACGTGTCTTGCGGGTGTCTACGTTGATGGCGAAGATTTTACCATCATCGGTAGTTGTCGTAACAACACCAAACGTACCACCAGTTCCATTACCAAGTACTGGAATGTCTACGAAACCAGAACCAGATACATCGGAATGTTGAAGTTTGAAGTTGCCAGCGGTGATGTTACCAGCACCAATTACGCCAAACATATAATAGATGATTGCGTAATCAGTCTTGACACCACTCTGAACCGTATCGAGTTCAGAGGATGTAAGTGCAGTACCCGAAATAGGAGCCAGAAGTTTGACTATCTTTTGGTCTAAACCATTAACCATTGTTGTTCTCCAGTGGGAGGTAAGTGAATACCTCCCACAAAGTTAATCACTACGAGGATGCAGTGATGAGTCCGACGATTGGGCCCGGTGCACGGAGTGCCGCTGTAGCGGAAGCGTTTCCAACGTCATGGACGTTGATATCGAAACGCTGTGTTCCACGGAGCGTAAGTTCGTCCGTCGTGAAGGCGGCGTGTTCGGAGAGTGCAAGAGTGACATCACGTCGGTCACCAAGCATGGTTCCCATGCGGAGGTCGCCGAGGAGTGCTGTGACTTGGCTAACGGCACTATCCTTTGGAAGAACCTGTGCAAACTCCACTGGATAACCAAGGAAGTATTGACGAGCAATTCCGTTGATGATTTCGACACTGGATGTACCAGCAGT